ACATGAATGCGGATTACCACAATCTGTAGCCGCTAGTGGTTCAAGCGGAACAGTAGCATACACAAACGCTAACGATACAAGCGCAGCAAGTGGTACAACGACAATTGTCGGATCGTTGTCGAAGACGAATGCAGATGATACATCGTCAGCATCTGGCACAACGACTGTCGTAGGAACTTCGTCAACGACAAACTCTGACGATGCTTGTGCATCTAGTGGGTCTGTTGGTTCTAATGTAACAGGAACAGTAAGCTATACCAACGCTAACGACGCATCATCGGCTAGTGGTACTACTACTGTAGTTGGGACGTTAGCTACAACAAATGCTAACGACACTAGTTCTGCTTCTGGTACAACGACTGTTGTTGGTGCTAGCAATACAACCAATGCAAACGATACATGTACCGCCACAGGTTCTGCTAGTACTGTATCTGGGACAGTAGATTACACAAACAACGACGACACATGTAATGCTTCTTCTCCTAGAGCGTCTGATACTGGCGCAGGTCGTCGAAAGAAAAAGCAATACAGCGTTGAGATTGATGGTGAAGTTTTTCAGGTAAGCAGTGTTGATGAAGCTGTTGAGCTGTTGCAACAAGCTAAAGAGCTTGCCAAGGAAGAAGCGCCGAAGCTTGCAAAACGTGTTGTGAGCGTTAAGCAAGGTATTCCTGTTCCAAAAGTATCAAGCAAGACGCCAATTAAAGAGATTCAGCAGGCTGTTAAATCAACTCAGACGGCAATTGACAATATTTATCGTCAGGCTGTTTTGAATGTTGAAATGTTGATTGTTGTTGAAAACAATCGACGCCAACAGGAATTAGACGACGAAGAGGCCATATTTCTACTTCTATGAATGACGCACAAATAACCGCTCGTGCTGCCAAGGCAGAAAATCTTATCAATGATCCATTGCTTGCGGAGGGTTTTGAAAACCTGAAACAGGCGATCATTGATAGAATTGTTGAGGCCCCACTAGCCGATAAAGATGGCGTGCATGAGTTAAAACTAATGCTTAAGCTTTTGGCAGACCTTAAATTAAATCTAGAAGCATTTGTCCGTGATGGGCAGATGATTGAAGTAAAGATCAAGCAGCAAAAGAAATACAAGTTTTTCTAACCCCTAGGAGTAGCACATGAATGAAGAGCAAACCGCATCTGCGGATTCTTCTGTAGAGGATCGTCTTTTAGAGCGTTTTTCTGATGAACAACCAGAAGAGCATCAAGAAGAAGGTCTTGAATTAGACGGCGAACAAGCAGAAGAACAATCGGAAGGCGATGAGCCTGCGAACTCTGATGCACTCGAAGTCGTGGAATATGAGGGCAAGGAATACCAAGTCCCTGCCGAGTTGAAAGAAGCGTTGCTAAGAAAGTCCGACTACACTCGGAAAACTCAAGAGACAGCAGAGCGTGCCGCAGCAATTGAGGCACAGGAGCGTTCCTTGGTGGTGCAGCAGCAATTCAATCAACAGATACAAGGTGATCTGGATGCGGTGCGTGCAATTGATGCACAAATCGGTCAATATCAACAGCTTGACTGGTCTCAGCTTGATACGGATACCTATATCCGATACAAGCATCAATTCGACTCTCTTAAAGAGCAGCGCAATGAATTGGTGAATTCTGTGACTCAGAAAAGCCAATATTTTCAGCAAAATTATGAATTAAATGATGCAAAAGCAATTGAAGCTGGTCAAAGATACCTAGCTAAAGTTATCCCTGATTTTCACAATATAAAGGGAGAGTTATTTTCCCATTTGGAAAGTCTAGGATTTTCTAGGAATCTAATATCTTCGGTGCGCGATCCTAAATATATGGAAGCTGCATATAAAATTATGCAGTACGACAAACTTATGGCAAACAAGAAAAACTCTGTTGGCAAAGTCAAAAGCGCTGCGCCAATGATAAAACCAGGCACTTCACAGACAAACAATCGACAGGACTACAAGGCACAGATTCAAAAAGCCAAAGGAAACAAGCAGGCGATTGAATCCATTATTGCCAAGAAACTGTCACGACTTTAAGGAACTATCATGGCACAAGTAACAGGCACTACAGATACCTACCGAGTAGGGACTGGCGGTGGTAACCGCGAAGATTTGGAAGATGTCATCTGGGATTTGAATCCTGATGATTCATGGTGTTTGACCAACCTTGATAAGGTTGATGCAAACGCTTCGTATCACGAATGGATGACTGATACGCTAGTGGCACCTACCACTAACCGTCAGATTGAAGGTGATGATGCAGCGTATGTCACCATCACGTCCCCAACTCGGGTTGGTAACTATCAGCAAATCTCTCGTAAAACCTTCCTGATTTCTCGTACTCAAGAGAAAATCAAACAGGCGGGTAAAGGTTCGCAAGCTGCTCGACAAAAAATCAAGCAGATGCGCGAGCTGAAAAACGAGATGGAATACGCACTGGTGCGCAATCAGGCATCTTCTGCTGGCGGTTCCAGTACCGGTCGTTCTACGGCTTCTATGGAGTCGTGGATTGCGACCAATGAGACTTTGGCAACCACCACAGCAAGTGCAACTACGCCTGGATTCTCGTCCGGTACCGTAGCAGCACCAACCGATGGCACTACGACTGGCGCATTGACAGAAAACGCGCTGAAGTCTGCATTGCAATCGGCATGGACTGCCGGTGGAGATATTACCGACATTCTTGTGGGCGCTACACAGAAAAACGTCATTGACGGCTTTGCTGGTATTGCTACTCGGTTTGTTGATAATGGCCGCACACAACAAGCATCAATCATTGGAGCTGCATCGGTTTATGTGACATCTTACGGGACTCACAAAATCCGCCTGCATCGTCATATTCGTAGCTCAGTTGTGTTGTGTATTGATCCTGATTACTGGGCAGTTTCTTTCATTGACCAACCGTTTATGGAAAAACTGGCTAAAACAGGTGACGGCGATAAATACCAGATTGTTACTGAGTTTGGTTTGGTATGTCGCAACGAATCGGCAAGCGCAAAAGTTGTAGCGTGTGCCTAATAATTCGGGGGGCTTCGGCTCCCCGTTTTTGGAGGAATAATGGCAGAATTTTTCAATTATGACCCACTGACAGGTATTACAGAATACTTCGACTATGACGAAGAAAAAGGCTTAGCGATTATTCATAGTACGCAGGATGTCCAGCCGTATATTGAAAAAGCTAGGGCCATGCGGTTGTCTGGCATATGGAAAGAAAAGCTAAAGGATGATGACTATTTGTTGCATCATGCAGAATTGCCAAATATCGTAATTATGCAACTGAGAAATAAAGGCATCAACATAGATGACCCTAATTGCACAAATGATCTATTGCGTGAGATTGACCAGAATTATCCATACTTGAAATGTACGGACATGGTGCACCGTGTCTCTTGAGGTTGCGCGTGAATTAGCAGAATCAGGCGAGCTTGATCAAGCGTGGAAATATTGCGATGAGGCTCTGAAGAAAAACCCTGATGATCCGAGGGCGCTTATTCTTTCCTCGTTCATCATGGAAAAGTGCGGAAGAAATTCTATCGGTTATCAGTTGTCGAAAAGAGTGACACAGTTGTTTCCAATGCAGCCTGTCGGATGGATCAATCTAGGAAGATGTGCGGATAACATGTGGCGCATGGATGAGGCGCTTGAATGTTACAAAAATGCTGAGAAATTATCCAAAGAGAAAGACCTTAAAAAGACGGTTGCATTGAATATATCTGCTGTTTATCTTCAGCTTGGTAAATTTGAAGAAGCAAAGAAGTACGCATTAGAAGCACTTGAATACGAAACTGGGAATCGCAAGGCAACGCACAATCTAGGCCTTTGCCAGCTTGCAAATCATGAGTGGCGCGAAGGCTGGAAGAATTACCATGCAAGCCTTGGATCTGGCAATCGCAAGATGTTTCAATACGCAGATGAGCCAGAATGGGATGGCTCTCCAGACAAACGAATCGTGATCTATGGGGAGCAAGGCATTGGCGATGAAATATGTGCTGCAAGCATGTTTAACGATGCTATTTCTCGCAGCAAATCTGTTGTTATTGACTGCGACAGTCGTTTGGCTAATCTGTTTCGGCGCAGTTTTCCTTCTGCTAAGGTCTACGGCACACGTACAAAAGATGTTCTCGATTGGGACGAAGAAGATTTAGAGATTGATGCTTCTATTGCGTCAATGCAGCTCGGTCAATACTTCAGGAATACAGATGAGTCTTTTACTGGAAAGCCGTATCTAAAAGCTGATCCAGACCGTGTGGCAATGTGGAAAGGACTATGGGCAACAAAAGGCAAGCCAGTGATCGGCGTAGCATGGTCAGGCGGGATTGAGAGCACTGGGTCAAATCATAGAAAATGGTCAGTTTCTGAGCTGAATGAAATACTAAGCAAAAAAGATGCGCATTATGTGTGTCTGCAATACAAGCCTGAAGATTTGAGCGGATTTACCGTTGATATTAAACAGTATCCATATGGCACACTCACCAAAGACTATGACGATACCGCTGCTTTGGTCGCTTCTTTGGATATTGTTTTCAGTATGCAAACATCTGTGATTCATTTGGCTGGATCTCTTGGCGTTCCTACTTATTGTGGCGTTCCGGAGATAACACAATGGCGATATGGCTCACATGGCGATGCAATGCCTTGGTATAATTCTGTGAAGATTTTTCGTCAGAAAAACGGTAAATGGAGCTGGCCTGATCTATGATCCCAATTTACGTTGGATATGATAAGCGCGAAGCTGTTGCGTATCACACATTCTGCAATTCTGTGATAAACAGGGCATCACAGCCAGTATCATTTATTCCACTATCTTTGAACTGTTTGAACGGATACTCAGAGGTTCATAAAGACGGATCAAACGATTTTATCTACTCAAGGTTTCTTGTACCTTGTTTGCAGGATTATCAAGGTTGGGCGATATTTGTCGATGGTGACATGGTTTGTCTTGACGACATTTCAAATCTGTGGAACCTTCGAGATGATAAATATGCAGCAATGGTAGTAAAGCATAACTACAAGACTAAAGCAGATATCAAGTATTTCGGTGCCAAGAATGAAGATTATCCAAAAAAGAATTGGTCTAGTGTAATTCTTTGGAATTGTGGACACCAGTCCAACCGTGCATTAACAATGTCGTACGTGACAAATGCAACTGGCGCACAGCTCCATCGATTTGAGCATCTGAAAGAACATGATGTTGGAGAGATATCAAAAGAGTGGAACTGGCTAGCTGTTGAGTACGACCACTACAACCGGGCAAAGCTTGTGCATTACACACTAGGAACGCCTTGCTTGTCAGATTATGCTGGATGCAATATGTCAGAGTATTGGCATGCAGAATATATTAAAAGCCAGAAAGGGGTCGGAGTATGAGTCTTTGCATTGTTTATTCAATTCCTGAAGGCGTAATGATTGCCGAGGAAAGTAAAGATGGGAAATTCCATGATCTTTCTGGAAATGAACTTTGTGTTGCAATTGTTGACAGGAGCAACTCTCATGAAGATGTAGAGAGAATTATTGATAATCCTCATCTACGACATGAGATTTATTTAAGTGGTAATAATGTTTGCAAATATGTAAATCACTAAATCTCATGGAGAACAATAAAATCAGTGCAGATTTCTACTTCACAGAACCTGTTTTGACTGGCATAAAACTTTCTGATAATTGCGCAGGATTATTTGAATCACATGCAATGATTGATGGTATTGAGTCACATTCAATATTTGCTGACACCAAGGAAAATTTGGAGTTCAGGATTAATTATTTCCTTGGAAAAGGAAAGAAATATTTCGCTTCGAGATGATGTTTTATTTCACAGAACCACATAGATCAGATATGTCAATTGATGGCGGGAAAACATTTGAGAAAATGTATTCTTCGACAGCAATTGTTAATGGAAAACCGATGTCTTGTATTTTCAATAAGAGCAAGAAGTCTCTTCTTAAATCTGTTGAGTATCATATTTCAAGAGGCGTAGATGCTTGGATTGATCAGTACAAAGAAATGATGGGGAAAAATGCTAATCACTGAGTCGTATAGAGAACAGCAGAAGCAGATGCACGAGATGTATGACTACGGCACTGCATCAATCCAGTATGCACCGATGGTTGCCAAGTTTATCAATCAATATGGAATTTCTGATCTATTGGATTATGGTGCTGGTAAGCTGAATTTAATCAAGACCATTTCAAAAGACAAGCTGGTTGATCGGAAGTTTTCTTATTGCCCGTATGAGCCTAGCAATCCTCAATATGCAGATAAGCCGGAGCCAACTGAAATGGTGGCATGCCTTGATGTTCTTGAGCATATCGAGCCTGAATGTATTGATGACGTTCTGGACGATTTAAAGCGCGTTACTGAGTGTATCGGATTATTTACGGTTTCATGTGTACCTGCGGCGAAAGTATTGCCTGACGGAAGAAATGCGCATCTCATTCAAGAGCCAGCAGAATGGTGGCTTCCTAAAATCATGTCTCGTTTTGAGTTGCAAAGTTTTCAGAGAACAAAAACGGGATTTTTCGTACTGGTAAAAAGAAATGTCCATATCGACCTATGCTGAACTGAAGACAGCAGTTGGTAGCTGGTTGCAGCGTGCTGATTCAGATAACTACGTGGATGATCTTATCCTCGTTGCAGAATCTTGGATTTATCGAAAAGTTCGTGCACGCGAAATGGAAACATCCATGAGCGTCACCGTTACGAATAATCTAGGCACATTGCCAGCAGGATTTATTGAAAACAAGTACGCCATCTGGAACACAACGCCACAGGTTTCTTTGAAGCCTAAACCTGCGCAGTGGATTGAGGAAACATACCCGCAAACCACAAGTGCATCGATTCCTCAATATATTGGCGTTGTTGGCTCAAACTTTATTCTCGGCCCGAGAGCCAGTGGCGGGACAATCACTGGTACGTATTATAAAAATCTTGGATCTGTTTCATCTACTGCGCATGATTTATTTTTGAATAACCCTGATCTGTATTTGTTCGCTGCTCTTGCAGAAGCGATGTCGTTTTTGAAAAACGATGCACGGATTGCTGTTTGGGAAGCCAAGCGCAACAATATCGCCGCAGACGTTAATAGTCAGGCACAGCAATCACGATTCAGTGATGCAATGAGCATTTCTGTGGCATGAGACAAGAATTAGTAAATTACGCCCCAGACCTTGATCCTGCAACACCGGGGATCATGGTCGATTGCACAAATTTCATCCCTTCGTTCAAGGGCTATAAAGGAGGTTATTCTCCGTTAAGCACCGGGCTTCCTGCGTTGGCTGCGGCTTGCGTTGGCTCTGCCGTGTTGTTCAAGCTTGATGCGTCAAATAGATTCTTTGCCGGAACTGCCACAAAGCTTTACGAGGCTGCATCAACATCCTGGACAGATGTATCAAGGGCTACTGCTTACAATGCTGGGGTAGATAATCGATGGCATTTCGCACAATTTGGTAACGTTTCACTCGCCGTAAATAAAGGCGATGTAATTCAAGCATCAACATCTGGCGCATTTGCAGATTTGACAGCACCAAAAGCCTCGATGATTGAGACTGTTGGTCAATTTGTATTTGTTGGTGATACGACGGAAGGAACCTATGGAGATTCTCCTGATCGTTGGTGGTGTTGCGCTATTGGCGATCATACTGACTGGACGCCTTCTGTCGCGACGCAGTGTGACACTGGAAGATTTCTTTCTACATCCGGGAAGTTAAGGGCTTGCAAGCGCCTTGGTGACCAGATTGTATTCTACAAAGAAAAGGCAATCTATCTGGGATCTTATGTAGGAACGGCGGGTGGCACGATATGGGATTTTGTAGAAATACCCGGTGACGCCGGAGCGATAAGCCAAGATACCGTGGTCAACATTGGAACCACGGAAGCACCGGTTCATTTACTTATGGGGTATGACAATTTCTACATATTCGATGGAAGTCGTCCGCGTCCAATCGGAAACCCATTGAAGCTTGAAGTCTTCAAAAAGATAAACCGTCAATATGCTCATCGTTCTTGTACGTTACATGATCGTTTAAATGGTCTTGTTTATTTCTTCTACCCAAGTTCGTCATCAAACGGAACGATAGACAAGTGCGTGGTGTACAACTACAAAATGGACAAGTGGGGCAGAGCAGACAGGAACATTGAGATTGCAGTTGAATATATCGCTTCTGGCGACACTTGGGACACATTAGCAAACCGATTTTCAACATGGGATTCATGGGATGGCTACACATGGGATTTGCTGTTCTCTACAGGAGCCGCGCCTGTTCCTGCGATTGTTGATACTTCGCATATGGTCGGAACTATGAATGGCCCATCTGTTTCGAGTGACTTCACAACTGGCGATTACGGTGACAACATTTTTCTCTCACTACTAACCAGAGTGAAGCCACAATTTATTGTCAAGCCGACTTCTGCAACGATGGTAAATTATTACAAATCAGACTCCGGAGAAACACTTACGACTGGCGCGACAACAACGATGTCAAGCAGCAGATTTGATTTACTTCGTTCTTCTAGGTGGCACAGGGTAAAGCTTAGTTTTGTTGGTGACGTAGAGATAAGCAGTATTAACTACGACTTCACGCAGGATGGCGAAGAATGAACAAGATAAATGTTACAAATAGTGTCCCAAGTGTTTATGTACCAAGTATATTCAAGAGGATACTTGCTGAAACTCAATCTTTGTTGAACCTGTTTGTCGATGGGTTCTTGGTACAGGTAACTACTGTTACTGGGACAACTTACACTGTTCTGAAATCAGATTCTGTATTGATTTGTGATACAACATCTGCGAGTAAAACCTTGACATTGCCTGCTGCAAATACCACGAAAGAAAAGATTTTTTTCATAAAGAAAACAGATACTGGTGGAAATACAATCACAGTACAGGCGAGTTCTGGAAACGTAGAAGGAGCAGCAACAAATGTTATTTCTGCTTCTCGTGGTAGCGGCATTTATGCTTCAGATGGAACAGATTACTGGAAACTATGAGACTTGTTTACATTCCACCGAATGATTTGCACACAATCTGGGAGCGTATCAAGCCCGGACTATTGAAGTGCGCAAGGCACGCGCATGACAAATGGTTGCCGGAGGATATGTACACAGCATTAAAGGCAAACACTGCGACTTTGCACATCGGCGAAGAGGATGACGGTACATTTATAGGATTTATCGTTCTAATGCCTTTGCAAGGATTTAGTGGGATGAGTCTTTTGATATGGGCTATTTATTCAGAGAAGAAGATGGCGACACCTTATGAAGAATTCTGGCCGGATATAAAGA